TTAATGCAGTATGACAAGGACCCGAAGCTCGAGATCCTTGACAGAGTTGGGGAACTGAGCGATGTCGAGGTGTTCGGTTCTGACGTTCTTGTTGCTCTTTATATTCGCCCTGAGAAAACCCGATCAGGTCTCATCCTCGCTGACGCAACGCGGCAGGAAGACAAATGGCAGGGCAAGGCAGGATTGGTCCTGAAGCTCGGACCGACCGCTTATCTTGACGAAAATGGAGAAAAATTCCGAGACATTTCGGAAGGTGACTGGGTTATTTTCCGTCCGAGCGACGGATGGCCTGTGACTTTGAGAGCTGTCAACAGCGTTGCTTCAAAGGACGCCGTTGCTTGTCGTGTCGTAACTGACATCAACATCAGAATGCGCGTATCCTCGCCGGACGCGATTGATTAAAAAGGGGCGCTCCCATGAATATCGATGATGAAAATGAAACTGAATCCGCAGTCGAAGTCACATTGCCGGATGAATCAAGTGTCACTGAAGTTGAACTAAGTGATAAAAAGGCTGCTGTAAAAGAAGAAGCTCCCAAAGTAGTCAAAAAGAGCGAGGAAGAGCCTTCTGTAGATCACAGAAAAGAGATTGATGCGCGAGAAAAAGCGCTTCAAGACCTCAAAAAGCAGTATGAGCACCAAAAGCGCATCGCAGAAGCAGAGCGTGAAGCGCGGCGTCAGGCCGAAGCCTATGCTCGACAGCAGGCGCAGAATGTCGGGCGCTCGCAGCTAGAAGTTCAGGACAGCAATCTCCGCATAATCCTGAACGCGATTGAGTCAACAGAGCAGCATGCAGCGGCTGCAGAGCGCGATTACGCTGACGCCATGGCTGCAGGTGATTATGCTTTGGCTGCAAAAGCCCAGCGCGCCATGGCTCAAGCCGAAAGTCATCTGCTTCAACTGAACAATGGACGCCAGAGACTTGAGGAAGCTCTCGAACAGACGACCGAAGGCAGTGTTTACGAGCCACAGGTTCCGACGTTTGAGCCGCAAATCCCTCAAGACCCAGTCGAGATGTATGCTTCAAAGCTGACGCCTAAGAGCGCCCAGTGGCTGAGAGAGCATCCTGAAGCCGCAAACAAGATCGGCAAACTCTCTCGCGCTCATCAAGATGCTCTTGAAGACGGAATTGTTCCTGAATCTGAGGAATATTTCGAATATATCGAGAACCGCCTCGGCTATTCTGAAGAGCCAAAGTCGGAAATGACGCGTGAAGCGCCGCAAAGTCGTGACAGATACGAGCAAAAGCCGCGCGAAACCACAAGAAAGTCGATCGCATCCGCTCCGGTAAGCTCTTCAACAACAAGCGTTTCGCCGCGTCCGAGTGCGAGCTCAAACACGATGGTGCTTTCGCCTGCAGAAGTTGAGATGGCGATACTTGCAGAGCCAGATTTGACACGCGAAAAGGCAATCGAAAGCTATGCCCGCAACAAAGCATATCTGATCAAGGCTGGAAAGCTCTCTGCATAAGGAATTTGAACTATGGCAACGACTGAAGCACCGAAAAAAGAAGCACCTCTCGATTCAAAAGCGCGCGCAGAGGCAAGAATTCGCCAGTTGCGCGGAAATCCCGAACTTCAAGGCGGCGAAAGAGACAAATATTGGGCTCCTTCTCCGCCGGATGGCTGGGATTATCAGTGGCGGCTCAAATCTGTGATGGGAAGGGACGAAATCGACCAGATTCGTCAGGACGAACTGAACGGCTGGGAAGCTGTTCCGCTCTCTCGTCACCCAGAATTGATGCCGCGCAACTGGCAGGGCAATACAATCGAGGTCGGTGGCCTCGTTTTGATGGAGCGCCCTCTGATTTTCACACAAGAAGCTCGTGAAGAAGAAAAACGCAATGCCCGTGAAGCAGTTCTGACGAAAGAAGCGCAGATGCGGGAAGGTCGTTCGAGCGATCTCGGTCGCCGAGAAGTCAATCGGTTCAGCAAATCTCGCGCTCCGATTGATGTCCCTAACGAATAATAAAATAGGGGCTTTTCTTTTTGACACTCCCGAGCGATAATACTCGGGAGCGTCACAAAATTGAAGGTGCATCTTGGGGCATTTTGTTGTATATCAAGTAACGAATACCGGTAACGGTAAGCGTTATATTGGGTATACTTCTAAAATGCTTGAGGAACGTCTTTCGTGGCATCAAGCAGATTCTAAAAGAGGGTCAGGCTATCACTTTCATTCCGCAATCCGAAAATATGGCTGGGAAGCATTTCGCGCTGAAGTGCTTTGCATCGAGGAAACGGAAAGCGGAGCTAAAGAGTCAGAAATTTTGTACATTTTGGATAAATCTCCAGAATACAATATGACTTTTGGTGGCGACAGCGGTAGTATTAATCCTCCTCGCGGTGACGCACATTACACTCGCAAACCGGGTTTTGTGCATCATAACTTGGGAAAAAAGGGGTCCGAATCTGCGCTAACTGGCAGAAAAAGACCCAAACAGTCTGTAAGAATGACGGGGGACAAGAACCCTTCATTTGGAAAAACTGTAGCAAAAAGGGTTTCTATTGCGATTTCGGATTCAAACGCCCGTCGTTCGATCCGTTATTGGGGGGCATAGCCTCAATTAATCGCAATGAATTTCTGAAGCAAACGCTTCAGAATAAACATTAAGTGGTCCGCGCCGGATTACTTTTCAAATTAACTGTCTTAGACTGTAGCGCGCCGCCACGGTTAACGACTTCCTCAAAATTCAGGAGGAATCCGTGGCCAACAACTTCGCGCCGACCGGATTTACACCAGTTAGCACCAGCGGTGGCGCTGGTATGGACTGGAAACTTTCGACCCGCCGCATTTCTGCGGCGAATGCTACCCCCATTTATAAAGGCGACGCTGTTATGCCGGTCATTGGCCCCGCCAATGGCTACATCCAGCAGGCCACCGCTGCCGGCACTCAGCCGCTCGCAGGAATCTTCTGGGGCTGTCAGTACCTTTCGACTTCTCAGAAGCGGACAGTCTGGAGCCAGTATTGGCCCGGTTCGGACGCCACGGGCGATGTAATCGCTTATGTGATTGACAGCCCTGAGTCACGATTCCGCGTTCAGACAAGCGGCGCTGGCTTCCAGATTACTGGCACCCCGACAGCTTTCAGTTCATCGCCGGTCGGTCAGTATTGCGAACTCAACGTCGGTGTGGGCAACTCGCTCTCGCAGCAGTCGGGCATGTTCGTCGATACTCTCGGCACGACAGCGTCATTTCCGTTTATTATCACGGACATGGTTCTTGACCCGCCGGGCTCTAACGGAACCGATGCGACTTCGGTTTACAACTACGTTATTGTCGGATTCAACAATCAGTGGCTGCGCACTAACAGCGCCGTTACCGGCATCTAATAGGAGCAAGGACCAATGGCTGTCAATCTCTCGGCTATTCGCGACCTTCTCCTCCCCGGCCTCCGGGGCGTTGAGGGTAAGTACCCGCAGATTCCGTCGCAGTGGGATAAAGTGTTCGAACGTGCAAAGTCGAACATGGCTCTCGAGCGTACCGCTGAAATGCGTTACCTCGGCCTCGCTGCAATCAAGACGGAAGGCGGCGCGACTTCTTTCGACAATAACGCCAGCGAGCGTTATGTCTACAACCAGGAGCATTACGAGATCGGTCTCGGCTACGCGATCACTCGTAAGGCAATCGACGACAACCTGTACAAGACCCAGTTCACGCCGACGAACCTCGGCCTGATCGAATCTTTCGGTCAGACCAAGGAAATCTACGGCGCGAACCTTCTGAACACGGCGCAGACCTACAACCAGGCGGTCGGCGGTGACGGTCAGGCGCTCTGCTCGCTCAATCACCCGATTGACGGCGGCGTCATCCCGAACACCCCGGTCGTTCAGGTTGCGCTCAATGAATCGTCGCTGCTGAACGCGATGGTTTCGATTCGACAGAACTTCAAGGACATCGCGGGACTGAAAATGTTCGCCCGTGGTCGTAAGCTGATTGTTCCGCCGAACCTGGAGCCGGTTGCGATCCGTCTGACGAAGACAGAGCTGCGCCCGGGTACGGCGGACAACGACGTCAACGCGATCCATACAACCGCTGGCGGTCTGCCGGAAGGTTATATGGTCATGGACTTCTTGACATCGAACTACGCTTGGTTCCTCCTGACCAATATCAAGGGTCTGGTTTACATGGAACGTATCCCGTACGAGATGGACATGCAGGTCGACTTCACGACCGACAACCTCCTCGTCAAGGGTTACGAGCGTTATTCGTTCGGCTACTACAACTGGCGTTCGATCTTCGGCTCGTTCCCGACTAACTAATAACAGTTGGGGCCGCTTTTAGCGGCCCCTTCCGGGCATCCTAGCCCCCTCGACTGGCCCGGCAGACACTGCACGGACGACGGGGCGAAACCTAGTGCAGGAGGTATAGAAAATGGGTTACACAACCTTTACCGGACCAATCCGAGCCGGTAATATCCTAAACACAACAGGCACAGATCCTGGCGCCAACGTTTCCAACGTTGGTCAGGTTGTCATGGCGCAGACTGCGGCAGTTGTTGAAGGCGCGAACACCATCACGACAATCAGCATCCCCGGCGCGAGCCAGATCCTGGATGTCACAATGCGAACGACGATTGCATTCACAAATGCAGTCAGTCTTGGCGGAACGCAGGACGGCACGACGATTACAGCGACGTATTTTACGGACGCAATCGCCGCTCCGGCTGCAGTTGGTCTGACGACATTCTCGACGACGACTGCTGGTCAGAACAACAACTGGATCGCTGTTGGCTACGACACTCCGTCGAACTCTTATAGCGATGTCCAGGTTGTCGTTTCGGGCGGTGCGGTTAGCGGCCCT